TCCATCATACTCCATAGTTATTCCCATTTCTAAAAACCAATCCTGTAACCCTTCTTGAAACTGTGTTAAATTCCTCCTATCCATGATGATAACACAATCATCCCCATCATTCAGCAGCTGAATCTGTCTTTTTAGCTTAACATGATCAAAATAAGCATACATTAGACTACACATGATAATGACGTTCCCAAGGCTGGTATTCATATCACCAGACATGCGACACCCATTGACTGAGTAACGCAACTTACCATCAACCCCTTTGTAAGTTCCCTTGTTCTTGAGCTGGGATGCGAGCAATGTTCGCAGATTGGGTAGTCCTTCTCCTGTTCCTGTGGACCACATGTGGTAAATATTGTGCTCATGCCGTAGCAGCAATGTGTTTATATGCTGATCAAATCTACTGGCATCCAATCCCACTGCGATGGGATCGGCAAATGAATTCCACATATTCGCAATAACATTTCCGCGCTCAATCATGTTCATTCCTTTAGCTACCGTTCGATGACGTTTCGTTGGGTCAAATATCTCGTCTATAGCATCAAATATTTTATGTTCCAAATGTTTGATGTATCTGCCCAATTTGACATTGAATCTTGGACTTCGTGGTTGTATTGCACGAGGGGCGCCTTCTGGCTTTCGGTACTCATCCTTCGTAAATACTTTCACGCGACAATCACGTTTCTCAAGTTCTCGATACTTGAGACTTTCAACAGCTGCCTCATAACACTTTCGCTTAGCACCACCATAATAGGATACGAATTCTTCGTCACTAATTGGGCTTACTTTCCCAGTGTCATTAGCTATTTCCTCCATCTTACTGTTGAAGCATGATAATCTGTCCTGTATCTTCTTTTGGCTCGCTGCCAAGGGGTTTGGATCACTTGAAACAGAACTGTGATCCCAAGGCTTTGGTGCTCGCCTAAAACCCCCTTTTCCATCCTTAACAAAGAACACCCGTTCTAAGACAGCATGGGATACAGAGTCAATGTCATTATTGGGTATGTCCCAATCGGGTCCATTACCACCACGTACCTGGTAATAGAGTCTGGGCTTCTTGCCCCCGACCTGCCTGGATCTTCTAACAGAGAACTTCTCACCCTCACCAATTTCAGATTCGATTTGCTCGTCTCCTATTTCCGAAATTGATGTGGTCCCTGTTAGCTTACCCAAGCAACCCTAGCAGGAGAATCCCGCAGACACCGCCTTTTGGCGTCTGCGGCGTCGGGATTTGAGCTCTGGACGTTCATAAAGTTCTTGAACGAATTCTTCATCATCACTCATGATCCA